CCCCGACGACTTTGCCATCACGTCATACGCCATCTGCTCGAATGCCGCAGGACTCATCAGCCGCAGGCTCTGCTGCATCTCCTGCCGGGTCATCTTCAGCCGCTCCGCAAACATCGGGAGCAGCCGCTCTCCCAACTGCGAGAACGCGCCCACGTCTTCGCCTGAAACAAATCCCTTGGCCGCGATGGAGCGGAACTTCTCCGTCACGTTCATGACCGTCTGCATCCCCTTGCCGGCCCGCGCCGCCGCATCCACCAGGATCTTGAGCTTTCCGGCTACCAGTTCCGGCGCCACGCCCGCGTTCGACAGATCCTGCGCCGCTTCAGCCAGCGTCCGGAAGCCGACGCCGCTCTGCACGGCAAGTTCGCGGAGTTGCCGGAAGGCGCCCGCGCCCCCTTCCAGGCTCTCGAAACCCAGGCGCATCCGGTTCAGTTCGTCGCCCATGACGAGAAGCTGGCGCCCCATCTCCGCGATCCCCAGCCCGCTGATGGCGTCGGCCAGCTTGTCCATCGATCCGGCGGTCGTCTCGACGCTGGCCGAGACGCGGCTCAAGCCGGCAGAGGTCTTGGTCGTCGCCTTGTCGGCGCTCTCGCCAATCCCCTTCATTTGCTGGTTGAGCTTGTCGAAACCCTTCTCAGCTTCTGAGGAGCTTAGATCGACCTGGATGTAGATCTTGTTTGCAGCCATCTTTGCTCACCGTTTCGACGGTTCACCGCTTGGACTGCTTGCGGATCTCTTCGGTCTGAAACTTGTCGCGCTCTTCGACCAGTTGCCGAAGCAACAGAAAATCCGGATAGGGGATATCACTCAGCCGCAGGGTCACGCCCGTCTGGAGCGCGAAGTCCAGATCGATCACGACCTGGATCAGCAAACCGCCAGGAGACGCCAAATATCTCTGGAGGGCCTGCCGCGGGCAGAGCTCGCATGGCATAGCGGAAGGCCCTGCGTCTGGCTCCTCTGTCAGCACGTCCGGACAGTTCATCGGCTGGGGGCACAGATCCTTCTGCCGCAACATGCGATGGAATATGAACCGGGGCGAAGGCCATTCCGGCCAATCCCCGGCGGTTAAAAACTTTCGTCATCCTTCGGCCCGTATTCGAGATCGATTTCCTCCAGCACCGAACGCGCGACCTCATGCTTGTGCGGCATCGGAATCGCGCCATCGGCATAGTCGTCCGACCGCCCGCCGCAGTCGTCGTAGATTTTCGCGGCCACCCCTTGGTTGAAGATGGCGTGCTGCTGATTGTGCGGAAGGTCCAGCCGGCGCACCGCTGACCGGCGGTAGAGGCTGGCCTGATCGGCGGTCGGGATTCGCATGGTGTGCTTCACCGTTCCGCCCAGCACGCGCATCTCGACGGCGGCTTCCAGCCCCTCCAGCTTCACGCTGGTCACTTGCGAGATCGAGAGCGTGTCGAGCAGCTTCGACGCTTCGGCGGGCGTCAGCGTCGGCATTCCGTTCAACGCGATCTTCTGGCAGAGTTGCACGTCGGCCTCGCCGGGGGCCGGCGGGATCGTCTCCGAGACGCCGCGCCCTAGTTGCCGCACATTGAACCGCTTCGACCGCAGATACGCGCCCCACTCCTCGTCGGTCGGCCAGCGGACGCCGATCTCCTCGAGCTTGTTGCCGCTCGACTGGACACGCGCGGAGATGTAGATTTCCGATTTGATGTCGAACATTAGACCCTCGCGGTGACCAGCCACGCCAGCGTGAGAAGCGCGAGGCCAGCGGCCACCCAGTTGATCGACCGATTGGCGGGCCACTGCGCGTTGACGGTTCCGATCAAAAACATCAACAGGCCCAGGATCACTAAGACGCTTACGACCATGACCTCCTCCTTTAGGTAAGTCCGAGGATTCCGGACTTCTCCGTCGTCGCGGAGAGCGTCACGTAGTCGCCGGTCGGCGGCTTGAGCGGCGTGACGACGCAATCGACGGTGACGATGCCATCGGCTTCGCCGTTCACGACGGCAGTGAAGACGGCGCGAGGGAAGGTGACGGTGAAGCCGTGCTTGCCGGGACCGGCCCCGATGGTCGCCCCGGTCGTGCTAATGGTGACCGACCCTTCGTTCCCCGGCGCCGGCGTCATCAGCAGAGCGTATTCGGGAGAGCCTTTCAGAGCGCGGGCGACGAAGCGCAGGCTGCACTCGCGGGAGCCGTACTCCATGCGTCCGCGAATCGCGTAGCCGTTCTGGACTCCCGAACCTGGATACAAACCGGACGGCAGGCGCACGTTGTTCCCCCAGCGAAGCTCCGCGGAGATGAACGACGCCGACATCACGTAGTCGATCCCCAGGATGCTGATGGTCGCGCTGGCCGCGTTGAGAAAGTGTTCCGGCTCGATGGCCGGCCACGGCGTGATGCCGGATGGCGCGATGGTCTTGCCGGTGCCAACGCAGTTGACGGCGACACGGCAATTGGCGCGGCCAGGTCCCGACTCCATCGTCAGCGTCCAGTCGTTGACGACCATGCCCACCATCGCGCGGTCCACGACCGAATCCGGCTGGGGCCGGATCTGCTCCGCGTAGGTGAACGCCGGGAGGTTGAGACAGTTCACGACGGGATCGGACGGCACTGCGGTGTAGGTATTGCCGGTCTTGGTCGCCTTGCCGGTTGTGAAGCAAAAGAGCCATGCGAGGAATTCCGACGAGCAGAACTTCTCAATGGTGGCGGCGGTGTCGATGGAGGTCGGAAACGTGGCAGTCGGAAACTCGTCGCCTTTGCCGATGTCGTCGGCGTCGGTTTCGTTGATGGGCGTAACCACGCCGAGGGCCGGGTTGGTCTTGGTGAGGGACCACATTTCCGGCGGCGTGTTCGGCGTCGGCAGATCCGGTTGCGGAACGAAGCCGAAGGCAATCTTGGTTTCGCGGACGTTGGCGGGACAGGAAGTGGGTCCTGCCAGGATATCGGGACCTACCGGCGGCGGCGCGTCGAGCGGCGCGACGGGCGCATTGTGCGCGGGCGGGCGTGTAGCCATGTTATGCGTCTCCTATCTCCTTGGTTTCGGTTTGGATCGTCCAGTAGTCGATCTGCTCCGGATCGCTCTCGCGCATCAGTTGCCTGACTTCGGTTGGATCGACGCCAGCCATCACCGGGCAGAAATACCAGCGCATCCCGTCGCCGGGATCGGGCACGCCGCGCATGATGTCATCGATGATCTGGTAGGTCGTCTGCCCCCTCTGCGGGCGGATGTAGAACTCGACGCGATGCAGCCACCGGCTCATCTCGCCTTCGGTCATGGTTGTCTCGACGGCGGCGACGATGATGGTTCCCGGCTGCATGGAGTACTTGGCGGATTCCAGGTTCTGTTGCGCGGGATTCGAGTCGATGTACGCGATGATCGATTCCGGCGCGGGCGGAAAGAGGTCGGCCACCAGCGGCGGGATGCGCCGCAACGTGCCCACCATCGCGTTCGTCAGATCCGCCAGATTCACCATTCACTTCACCTGGATGAACGCCTTCTTCACCAACGCTCCGTACTCGTTCTGCGTGCTACGGATGATCCCGACCTGTTCCGCGCCCGAGAGGCCGATCATCTCCTCGATCAGTTGCGCCTGACGCGCATGTTGCCGCGCCTTGCGCGTGGTGTTCTCCGCGCGGATCTGGTTGTCGATGGCCTTGCGGAGCGTGAAGTTCGGGATGAGCAGCCCCTCGACGCCGCGCTGGTCGCGGTACGGCTTCCCGCGAATGCCGAGAGCCTTCCGCTTGATGAACGTGTACCGCTTGCTGAGAGGCTTCGCTTCCTGGCCGTTGGCGTTCTTGTGCTGCTTCCACCGCGCCAGTTGTTGCCGCACCATCTGGGCGCCGATCCTGGTAAGAGAGCCGTTGTCGAGCTTCGGCTTCTTCAGCTTGCCGGTATAGGGCACCCAGAACTGGCAACCGACCTTTGCGCCGCCGCCGGCCCTCGTCGCCATCACGCCCCTCCTGTCGGGTTTTGCAGCACGACGTTGGATGCGCCGTACTTGTAAGCGTCCACGCGCACGACCTCGTAGACCGCGCCGCCAGACGCCACCGTGTCGCCCACTGCGGGCGGCGCCGGCAGATGCTCGTTGAGCACCTGGATATGCGAGTAGCGCCCCGGCGAGACATCCTCGTCTTCGGCGCCCTCCTTCCACATGACGGAGATCACCCATGCGTCGTCGGGATTGCCCCCGATACGGTACTCGACATCGCGCCGGAACTCCGTCATCAGGGCCTCCCAGAGCATCGGAACGTGAACCGACGTGAAGCGGTCCACGCCCGAATCGAGATCACCCGCCGCGCGAGTTCCGGCGAGTGGCGACAGGCCGGAAAACGCGCTGGGACGGGGATTGCCTGCGCGTCCCGCCGTGTTAGCACGCGCCGACAAATGCGAGAACGGCCCGATGAACGGGTTGGTGTAGCCCTTCGCCGCCACCTAGATCACCTTGGCTTTGAAGCTGGCGTTCGGGCGATACGGGACCAGAAGCGGCGCCGATTGGAGCAGGATGAAGCGGACGCTGGGGTCAGGCTCCGTCCAACTCTTGACGTAGTACGGCACGCTCTGCAAACCGGCCTCTTCGTCGCGGATGGCGCCGTAAGCGCGGACGCCTTCCAGTTGCGCCGACGCCATGATCACCGAATCCGCCGGCAGGATCGGCTTCTCCGTCGAATCGGCGGGATCGACGTACCACGAGGAGTAGACGATGATATTGAATCCGTCGATATTCCCGACGCTCATCCCCCCTTCCATCGAGCCAGCCGCGTTGAGCGAAAGCGAGGTGTCGGTCCCGCGCCGGATATCCAGCCGCTCCTTCACGTCGGCGTGATTGCGGAACACCTTCCAAACGGCCACCGGCATGATCACGTCGGTCATGTAGATGCCGGTCGATTGCAGCGAGATCTGCGCCCAGTCCTGTAGATCGTCCAGCGGATGCGATCCCGCGGCGCTCCAGAGCGTGGCGGCGGTGATGGTGTTCCCCGGCGCCCGACCGAAGTCCACGATGGCCTGCGGGTACTTCTCACCGACAATCGTGACCTTGCCGGTCGCCAGAATCTCGCCCGCCATGACCTCCTGGCGCCGCTGCAACATGTTCACCTGATCTTCCATGTCCAGCGCGATCAGCGCCCGCATCCGGTCCATCGGACTCATCGTGCCGCCGAAGTTCTCGCCTGCCGACCGCTTGAAGGGCCGCAGCATGTCGAAGACTCTCTTGTCCTTCACATAGGCCGGCTTGAATGTGCCCGTCCGGTATCCCGGCGAGGCCACGATTTGGCCTTCCACCAGGAAGCTGACGAAGGGCGCCACGCGGCGCGTTCCATCGACCACGTCGAAGTGGATCTCCTCGCTCTGTTCGCTTTGCACGGTCGGGAAGTAGCGGTCGAGCAGGAACTGTGTCTGCCCCTTCAGATTCGCCACCACGCGATTGAGCGTGCCGGTGCTCCAGAGGTCCATGTGACTCTCCTAAAGCGGCGGGTGTTAGAGGTGAAGGGTCATGCCGCCTGACCGGGTCGTCGCCAAACGCCGGTCAGACGGCGCTACTCGATGCGATTACCGGCGATGCGGTTCCGGCGGCTTCTGAGGCGGCGGCGGTTTGGGCTGCTCCCTCTTCGGCTCCTTCGGGTTCTCCTGCTGCTCTTCCGCGAACTCTTCGGCGGCGATGCCCAACGCGCTGGTGGCGAGGCCGGGATTGTCGGCCTTCTCGTCGGGCGTGAGGTATTGGAACGGCGAGTCCGATGGCGGCTGCTTCTCCTCCTCCGCAGCTTCCTCCGTTTCCTTCACGGCATCGCGGGCCTTCTTGAGGTTCTTGATGGCTTCCTTCGCTTCCGCCTCAGTCGGCGTCGACTTGGCGAGAGAGCCGTCCGCGATGATGACGCTCTCCAGGTAGATGCCGACATCGCGCAGGGCTTCGGTGCAGTCGGCGTGCGAGAGCGCCCCCGGCCACTGGATGGCGTCGGCCTTCATGCGGCCCGTGAGATACACGCCGGCCTGCACGGTCGCGCTGGTGGCGTCGATGTCATCGACCAGAACGCAGTTGCAGTCGCCCGCGGCGGCGGGCACGGTGATCACGCCGGTCGCCGCGACGATCTTGAGGATCGCGCCGCGCTTCAGGATGCCGATGCCGCTGGCGACGGTTCCCTTGCGCGAGGTCACGTCGTGGCCGTCCGCGAGGAGCGGGTTAAGCCACGTCGGCGTTTGGAAGCTGAAGCTGGCTTTGCTGATGGGATCGTATGTTGCGGGCATAGTTACTCCTTTCGATTACGCGGCGCTATGGCGCCGGTTCTGCGGAACGAACGCCAGGATCTTCGCCGCTTCCTTGGCTTCGTCGTCCTGCTCCTGCTCACCCGTGCCGACCTTTGGATTCGGGAGCCTTGCCATCTGCGCGGCCAGCGGATCGGCCGGCTGGGCTTCGGCGGTCGGCGCGGACGCCATCAGCTTGCGGGCCGCGTCAGGCGCCATGCCGGTTTCAAGAGCCAGATGGCGGGCGAGGCTCTCCCGTCCTTTGGCTTCCGGCGCGTCGAGGATGGCCGCGATGCGCTGGCGTTCGGGGGCGCGAAGATCCTCTCCGTGGATTACCGCCGCGGCGTGGACCGGCGGCGCAGTCTTGGCGTCCTCCTTGTTGGCGGGAACCTTGCCCGTGCCGCCGCATTCGGAGCACTTCTTTCCATCGACCTCGCCCGTGCCTTCGCACTTCGGGCAGTCCTTCTCTTCGTCTTGAGCTTTCATACCGATCTTCTCCTTGACGGTGATTGATGCGGCGCGTGGCGAGGACTCAGCCGCCAGACGCGCCACCAGCGGCTCAAAGCTTGCAACCTCGTCGGCCATGCCGACCGTGACGGCGGCTCTCGCCACCATCGTCTTGCCCTGCCCGAAGTCCCGCTCCACCTTGGCTGTGCTGAATCCCCGAAACGCGGCCACGCGACCGATGAAGATGTCGGCCAGCGCGTCCACCGTTTCGAGGATCTGCGACCGGCCTTCGTCGGTCGCCGGATCGGGACGCTTGTAGGGCGACTTCGATGAGACGATCTCGTAGTTCTTGACGCCCTGCTTCTCCTGCGCGGCGCGGTTGTCGCGGAGCGAGGCGACGACGCCGATGGAGCCTAGCAGGCTCGATTCCGCGGTCACGATCTTCGGCGCCGCCGCCGCCAGCCAGTAGCCGGCGGATGCCGCGAGGCCATCGATGTATGCGGTCACCGGCTTCGCCTTCGACGCCTCGCGGATCTGGTCGGCCAGTTCCTGAATGCCGTCGATCTGCCCGCCGGGGGAGTTCACATTGAGCACGATCTGCTTCACGTTGGGGTTGTCCAACGCGGCTTGCAGATCCGTCGCCAGCACCTGGACGCTCGACGCGCCGCTGATGTCGGTGAGGATGTTCGCATAGCGGAAGAGCGGGCCTTCGATGGCGAGGACCGCGATGCCGTGCCGGATCTCGACGCCGTTGCCGGCGTTGTCGAGCGGTCGCCCCAGCTTGGCCGCGACGGCCTCGATGTCGTTCTCCCGCTCCGCGATCTCGATGATCGTCGTCAGGGCCTGCGGCGTGATCGCCCACGGTTTATCGTGGATCTCAGCGAGGACACGGAACAGTGATGATCGTGGCATTAGGCGGCTTCCTCCTGATCGCGCTGGGGTGCGTCCTCTTCCTGATCCCCTTCGCTCTCTTCAGCCGGTGGGTCGGCAGATTGCGTCGGCGGTTGTGGCGCCTGCGGCTTTGGCGGCGTCAGGTCTAGCTCCTTCATCCGCTCCAATTCGAGGGCGCGTTGCTCCATTACCTCTTCATAGTCGAGGCCCTGCTCCGCGCACTCCATCTCGAGGGTCGACACCATCGTCTCCATGCGGATCTGCGCGGCCTGCGCCTCTTTGGTCGGATCGACGTACAGCCGCCCCGGCCCGATCCATCTGGCCCGCAGATAGAACGGCGCATTCTCGTAGAAGTCGGGCGCCTCGATCATGCCGGCGTTCACGGCCTCCTCAAACCAGAGCTTGTAGACCGGGGCGCACCAGTAGGTCGCCAGCCACTGCCGGCGCACCAGGAACATCCGCCACGCCTCGTTCAACGCGGCCCGCGCACTGCTGTAGTTGGTCTTGCTGAAGTCTTTGCAGATCAACTCGTATGGCAGGCCCAGAGCCACGCCGATCTGGCGCGTGATGGACTCGACAAACGCCGGATAGGTGTTCGGCGGGCGGTTCGGGACGTAGGGCGTGAGCTTGTCGCCGGGATAGAGCGGGATGAACGTCCCGCCCTCCATCTGCGGGCGGTACTCGCCCTTCGATTCCAAGTAAGCGTTCGGATCGCCGCCCATGAGTTCCGCGATGCCGGCAGGGTCCATCGGCGTCTCGATCACGCCCGCGACCAGCGAGTTCACGATGCTCGACTGAAGCTCCGTCCGCTGGTACGAGTCCAACATGCGGAACTGCTCGATGATCGGCGTCAGGATCGGCTTGCCGCGCGACTGATCGACACGGTCCTTGCCGAATACGTGCAGCACGCGCTTGCGGCCCCAGTCGGTTTCCGCCGGGACACGTTCCCAATCCACCAGCCCGCCGCCGGCAAACAGCCCGCCCGCGTTGAGCGTCAAATACCAGATCTCCAGCCCGGACCACGTCGGGTTCTTCAGGATGTTGTAGGCCAGCGGGCGCCCGTAGTCGTCAAACTCGATGCCGCCGCGGAGGTTCAGCGTGCTCTGCGCGAATTGCGGATTCGACAACCTGTCCGGATCGATCAGTTGCAGGCACGTCCGGTACGGCGTGTCCGGTCGATCCAGCCAGAGCGCCAGCGCGAGGGCCTCGCCGTTCTGGAGGATCGAGCGGAAGACCAGTTGCGTCATCGTGGTGAACGTCATCTGGCCGGCCACGTCGCACGCCGTCGTGTTCGCCCACGTCTGCCAGAGAGTCTCGACTTCGCGCGTCCACTCCTGCTTCCACGCCATGTCGCGCCCGAGAGCGCGATACGCCGGATCAGCCGCGAGGCGCAGGCCCGTGCCGACGACGTTGTCGTTCAACGTCTGAAACGCGCCGCTGGCGATGCCGTTGTTGCGGTCGAGGTCGCGCGACCGCGCGATCAGCATCTCCTGTTCGGGCAAAAGCTCCGCGTCGGCGGGCCACCGCTCCGGTTGCCAGTTGGTCAGTTGCTTCCGAGTACGGCTGGCCCCGGCGTATGCGGTGTCGCGGTAGCGCGATAGCTGGGCGCCGAAGCGAATCCCCGGCGCGGAAGGGGGATTCGTCCAGCGTCCCAGAAGCCGCGCCAGCCAGCCCGATGAGTTAGCCGCTGGCGCGGCGGTCGTCGCGAGTGCCCGACGAGGATCGCGACGAACTTGTGGCCGGCCCTGCAATTGGGGCGTCATGGGCACGCCTCGATGCTGATCGGCCTGCGGCGCATCGTGACCGCAGAGGTTGGATCGATCTGCGCCTTCAACCAGTCGATGAACCTCTGGAGGTCCGCGATGTTCGTCTGGTTGTAGACGACGCGCCCAAGCTGGGGCGTCTCGATGGCGACGACGGCCTGACCGGCGGCATAGCGGGCCATCTGCGCCGACGCCATCACCAGCAGTTCCGCGTAGGGGCTGACTGGCGTGACCGGCGGCGTCGTCTCACCCGGCGGCGCCGGTTCAATGTCGGCGGCGGCGGCGCCGGAATAACCGTTGGAGGTGGCCGTGATGGTCGCGGTCCCGGCGGATAGGCCGGTGACGATGCCTTGGGAATCGACCGACGCGACCAACGGATCGGTGGACTCCCATGCGCTCGTTAGCGTCACGTCGGCGTTCCCGCCGTTGCTGTAGACTTCCAGCGCGGAGAACTGCTGCGTCTCTCCGACAGTGATCGTGACGTTGATCGGCGTGACGACGATGGATGAAATAGCGGGCATTCTTCACTCCAGCCAATCGTGCTTTGCCTGCATCGAGCGGAACTTCGGAACCGGCCTCGTCGCCTTGGTTTGCGGGCCTGCGGACGCGCCTGTCGTCGCAGACCTGGCGCTCTGATTCATGTCGCTCAACTCCTTTTCCATGCCGTCCCACCGCTCCGGTTTCCAACTCTCGAAACGCAACGACGCCGCCGCGGCCCGCGCGTACACGCGACAGTCGAGAGCCTCGTTGCGGTCGCGCACCGGCTCCCACTTGCTGATGCGCCTGCCGGCCACCGTGCGCGTGATCAGAGCCTCGCCGGTCAACTGCTCGAAATACTCCTTCCCATACGCCGGGAAGTGGCAGAAGCCGACCGGCCACTCCTCGCCACGCGCGAGATCCGGCACGGGCGCACGCAACCAGCGGTACAACTCCTCCTTCGCGATATTGGTGTTCACCGGCCAGAGCCGAATGCCCCACTTCACGCGCGATCCGGTAGGACCGGCCTCGATCAACGACGGTGCGCTTACGAGGTTCGGTCGGTGCGTCTGCCCTTTGATCGCCATCACGCGCTGGCGCGACTGCTTCCTGATCCAGTCGTAGCAGGCCATCGTCTGAAAGCCGGTGTCCACGCCCATGCGCCGGATCTTGATCGGCTGGCCGTACTCCGTCTTGAAGTCCTCATCGAGCAGTTCGGACAGTTGCGCCCAGACTTGCGGCTGATTCGTCTCGCCGTCGAAGCGCCGGTAATCGACGCTCCACGACTCTTTGTTGCGGCCCCACGCGACGATCTCCACCTCGAGCCGGCGAAGCTGCACGTCTACGCCGGCAGTGAGCACCAGCCCGCCGCGCGGCACGACGCCGACCTCGTAGCCCTCGCGCCGCTCGTAGAGCCGCTCCGCGTCGGGCACCTCCGATGCGTCCGCGTAGGGCAGGCCCAGCACCGTGTTCCAGAACACCTGGAGCTTCTCAGGGTCCTTGCCGGCCTTCTCGCGCTTCTCCGCAACCTCGCCCCAGGAGAGCCAGCCGACCGGCGAGTTCAGCGAGGGCAGATGGTAGCCGCGCGTCTTCAGGTTCTGGATGCGGTGCCGCCACTCGCCGCGCTGGAGCATCTGCTCCTTCGCGTAGTTCTCAATCGGGCGGGCGCACGCCTCGCAGAAGTATTGGGCCTTGTGCGGCTGGCCCGCCGGCCACCGGAGGTTCTCGAATGCGAGGACCATGAACTCGCCGCAGTGCGGACACGGCATCCACCACTGCGCCTGACTCGACTCCTCGTAGAACTTCTCGATCCGGCTCCGACCGCTGACGACCGGCGTCGAGGTGATCAGGATCTTCCGCCGCGGGAAGTTGCTCGTCCTCGCAATGGCGAGATCGCACGGATCGCCCTCGCCGCCGATGTCGCCCTTGTACCCGTCCACCTCATCGAGGAACAGGTAGCGCACCGGCATCGAGCGCAGGCCCTTCGGGGAGTTCGCGCCGACCAGAACCAGGACGCCGCCGGGGAACTCCTTGGCGAGGACGCTGTTTCCGCCGTCTCTCGCGCGTGGCGCCGCTACCAGCCCGCGCAGTGCCGGCGAATCATCGATCAGCGGCTGGATGCGTTGGCGCGAGTTCCGTTTAGCCATGTCCGTCGTAGGCTGGACCGCCATCATCGGTCCCGGCGCCATGTGCATGTTGAAACCGCACCAGTTGTTGCCGCACTCCGTCTTCCCGATCTGGCTACCCGCCATCACCACGACCGTCTGCACCCGGCTCGACGGCGACAGGTCGTCCATGATCGCCTTCAGGTACGGCACACGGCTGGTGCGCCACGGGCCGGGTTCCGGCGACGACCGCTCCGTCAGCACCCGGTAGCGGTCTGCCCACTCGCTGATCTTGAGGTTCGGCTCCGGTCGCAACGCCGCCAGCGCGGCCTGCCGGTACACCTCCGCTCCCGTCAGCAGTGCGCTCATGCCGCTTTGCCCTCCTCGCCCACAAAGGCGTCCAGAGCGCGGCGCAGTTCGCCCTCCAGCAGCCCGTGGATGGTGGCCTCGTCGGTCTGGCCGACCAGTTGGCCGGATAGGCGGGCGGGCACGTTCAGGATCGCGTCACGGATCTGCCGGTAGAGCCGCGCGGCTTCCTTCTCGACATCCGCCCGCGTGATCAGTTCGCCGTGTCGAAGCTGTAGCTCCAGCTTCCGCCGTTGGGCGTCGTACACCTCCCGCAGAGCGCGGGCCTGCGTGTACGTCATCCCCGGCACGGGTTCGGTCGGAGCAGGCTCACCCGGTGAGCCACTCCTCGTGATCAGCTTTGGCCCGTTGCGCGACGACGCGAAATCGGCGTTCTCCTGCCAGTGCCGATCAGCCTCGTCGGACTCGATCTGGTTGTCGCCGGTCAACGTGATCCGGCCCGCCGCGATGGCGTGCTGTACCGAACTCAGAGCGCATCCGCGATGGTCCGCGTAAGCGGCGATTCCCATGAGCATAATCACGCCTTGCAGTCAATTCGCAGAAGGAGTACTATTCTGCAAAGCGGTTCAGCATTGATTTGATGGTTTCTCTTTAGCTGGCAGGCACATTAGGGTCATCTGGTATCCAGATGGCCCTTTTCGTTGCACGGTACCAGGACTCCCACGGAAAGTCAACAATTTGCGTTGTGGATAACTTTACAGAGTGGCGCGGCCCACTCGCACCTGCCACATGGTGCGGGCGGCGAAGCC